TTTTTATTCTCTACGATCTGGAGAGGGTACATGCGGTCTGCACAAAATTTGCGGAGTTGGTGATACAGACCAACATGTATCTCTCGTTTTACTTGATTATATAGACGCACCTTACCGTCCCACACCTTGCGTTTAAATGCAGGCATGAACCGATAGCCCGGAACGAAGAAAGAGAAGTAATCTCTTAGTTCCTGTTGTTGTGCGGGGTTAGACTCAACCGCCATTCTCGAATGATCTAACATCCGAATACGAATGGTACTTTCCATGAACTATCGTCCTTGACCGCGATACTTCTTGAAGGAACGTTTCTTATCCTTGTTCATGGAACTGCGCTTGACTTTACCATTACCAATAGACGTACCCTTGCGGTGTACGTCATTAATAACCTTCTTGGTAATGACGTTAGAATTCTTCGCCACGATTAACCTCCGGCATCGAACTTTCTCCACTCAATAATGTTCTTCACGGTCTGGTGTCTCCACTTCAGACTATCGACTATCTCGACCAGAGTATCTATAATCGTTTTAAGGTAAACGATTTTTTCTTCGGACTTCTGAATCTCAGGATCGGAGTCATAGTAATAGTTCATGTCACCTTTCATAATCTTCAATCCGTCAAAGGGGTCCGGATGCCAGTTCTTAGACTGAAGAGTTTCCTCATCCATCTTACCGTTGTAGTACAACCACTTGTCTTTGAGTAGATCCTTCTGAGAGTGTTCTGCCCTCTTCAGGTTCAATTTAGTCAAAGATAGGTACTGCAAGTACTTTGCGTGTAGACTAGGTGTGTTACGGGATGTTTCATCTAGTTGGTGTTGGGGGATCTTACAGTCTTCTGCCCACTCTTTCAAAATATTATCAAGGTCTAGCATCTATGCCCTCATATCAAGTTGTTGAACCCTCACCTCAGACTCTATCAGTTGTCCATATCGGTTATATGTATAGATGGTGTATTGCATTGCAGTACCACCCTCTACCAATTTCTTTTGAACCTTTTGTGTCTGTACCTCGTTCCACCATGACTTCATTGGCATAGACGCTGGTTCTATTGGGTTTATTTCCATATTATTATACCCGTTTTGTCGTGTTGTGTCAAGTTATAGTTTGACGATCTCGAAGTCCCTGAACCGGAAGGTTGCGGGGAATTGAATGTAAGTAATATCGTTTGCGTTTGCGTTCAACTCAAAACTGCCCAGATTAGTGATGATCGCATCGTTGTATCTGATTCGCAAGTTTGAGTTGTTCTGACTGGTCAAGATGGTAACCGTGATGTCGGAATATGTTTCATCCTTCTCGACCTGTCCTCTGTACCTATCGCCTGGCCTAACCTCTTTCTCGTTGACCAGACGCTCCATCCACTTCTGTAGTTCTGTGTAGGACTGCATGTCTTCGTCAAGAATAAGGTTGACAGTAAGGTCAGAATATGTTATCTTAGATCCTGAAAATGGGATTCCAGTAACTCTAGGTATACCAACCTCGACTGCGTTCGTGGAAGCGCCCGGATGTGATATGGATTGTGCAAAGAACTGCACGTTACCGAACAACGTGTTGTCGATGCTTACTCTAAACCCTGTGGGTTGTAAAAAGTTTTTGTTTGCGGTTAAGGTAGATTTCGCCATGAGTCACTCCTATGTACACCTCTATTTATACACTTGACAAACTTGTCTGGATGCTATATAATGGTACATGATTAGAGGTTCAATATGATTTTATCAAAGAAAGACGCATTTCACGCAGCGTGGAAACTCATGGATTACTTCGATGACTTCGAACGTATCGATGACTATTTCCGTGCACGTAAGATCGAACGTGTGAGGAACATCCCCGCACCGTTGCCAGGCATGTCCGTTGAGGATGACCTGTTCCAACAGTTTGATTTGCACCCCCAAGATATGGACTTCCGTATCCAACAAATCCCACACGAGTTGTTTGACACCCTACTTGAAAAGACTGCCTCGTTCTCTCCGGATGAGTCGCCTGGCAAGACATTAAAGATGGTAGTCAGAGAAACAACCACCAACACCATATGTGGGTTCATTCGGTTTGGATCTCCTCTAATCAATTCCAAACCACGGAACGAGTATCTTGGGGGTGTACCGGATCTTGACATATTCAACAAACGTGCAATCATGGGGTTCAACATCGTACCCGCCCAACCCTTTGGGTTTAACTATCTTGGTGGTAAGTTACTTGCCGCCATCTGTTGTTCCCATGATAGTCGCAGAATGTTGAATGACAAATATGATACAGAGTTCTGTCTCTTTGAAACCACCTCGTTGTATGGTAACCTCAAGGGTGCATCGATGTATGATGGTATGCGTCCTTATCTACGGTACAAGGGCGACACACAATCTAAGTTCCTGTTGACTCTAGGGGATGACTTCTATCCAGAGATGAGGGATTGGTTTACTGAGAAGAACGGTGGTGAGGAGTTAGTGCACAAGGGTGCGTCATCCCGTAAACTAAAGATGCAAACCAAGATGGTGAGTATCGTCAAGGCATCACTGAAACATCATGACACGGAGGCGTACAACAAATTTGTTGATAAGATATCGACTGCGGGTGATGTGACTACACAGAAACGTTTTTATATGGGTGAGTATGGTTACTCTAATGTGCGGGACGTTCTATTGGGTAGGACCGATAACCTGATCAAGGCAGAAAACTTTGATAGGTTTGAACTAGATAACGTGATCGCGTGGTGGAAGAAACTCGCCAGTAAACGTTACGACAAGTTGAAAAATGAAAATCGTGTCCGTACAGAACTAGAGGTCTGGAATCAGGACACCATGAACGAGATTGATATTATACGATGAACATTACCATCGCAAGACTGAGATCCTTTGTTAAGTATGAAGGACCACTCGAAACCGTACTGGACAGTTTCTTCGAGAACTACGTCAAGTGGATGAAGGCGCACCCCGAACACAACTACGATACGTACAATTGTTCCTTTGATGGGACACGCCCTAAACGTACACCCGAAACCATTGAGTCCGCAGATGTTATTGTCATACCAAGTGACAGTGAGTTTCGGTATCACGGTGAGTTACAGATGAACCCCAAAGACTTGGCGAAGAGTCAGTCTCACATTGATAAGATTGCACCCTACTTCGAAGGCAAGACTGTAGTGATGTTCCGTAGTGACAGGGGAGACACCGAAGAACTGTACCGCAGTTTCCTGCCAAACATCAAGAAGTTTGTGACCATAGATGAGATAGACTTCAGTGGAAATATTCACGGTATGAAGTATCACTTCATTCAGAGGTTGAAGAACCCCATCTCCGATTTGATGTTCGAAGGTAAGTCTGTGGACTTTGGGTATTGGGGTAGGATGAAACATGGAAACGATAGAGAGAAGACCATCCGTAAAATCTATAGGTCTCAGTTGTCTACCGTCATGATCGGCGGATTCCCTTCGGGTGTGCAGAGACAATCCAAGTGGATCAAGGACTGGAGAAAACTCTATCCTCTACTAGAACCCGCACGGTCTACTCTATGTTTCAACTGGTTAGACCCACACGCCACTACGTCACGATATCCAGAGGCGTTGTCTATTGGTATCGTCCCCTTTGTGTGGCAGGACTATGACATAGACAACACGTATAACATAGACCCTTGGCAGAGAGTCCAGACGTTTGAGGAACTTGAGGAAAAGATCCTAGAGTTACGAGACCCTACTTTCTTTGATAACAAGTTGGAAGAGTACCGCAACAACTACTCCAAGGTTCTTCTGAGTGAAGACCAGTATTTCGAGGAATTCGCAAAAAAGATGGATAAAGCCCTTGACAAATAGTGTCCAGTTTGTTATTATTAAAACATGAAATACGAAGCATACCTATACCAATATACGCACCGTCCAACCGGACGTATGTATGTTGGCATCCATAAGGGTCTGATCTCAGATGGGTATAACCATTCTTCCAAATGTGAAGAATTTAACCAACTCTTGAGAGAGAGTTATAATGACTTTGACTACGAGATACTACGTACTGGTAGTTGGGGTGCAATGCAAAATGAGGAATATAGAGTGTTAAGTGAAGCAAATGCAAAATCCAATGTGATGTTTTTTAATAAGTCTAACGGGTCACCCGCCAGTAAGAAGTTCGATATGGATCGTGTTCTGACTCTCGCAGAAGAGATCAAGAACATGAAGGGTGAACAGGAGATGGCGTCTGAGGTTGTCAAGACAACCTTCATTCAAGTACGTGCAGAAGATGACTGGACGCACAAACAGAATATCCAGAACGCTATCGATGAGGAACACGGGAACACAGAGAAGTTAAAACTTCAGGCGGTTCTTTTAGAAGGATATTTTGAAGAAGGTGATCGAGACTTTGGTGTTGATGGTTCTGCTGGTATTGGTGGTAACCACTCTACCCGTGCGACCAACGACTCAAAACACGGTGTTACTCTTGAGGTAGTTCGTGTTCCCCTGTCAATGTGGGAAGGTCTGACAGATTCAGAGATCGAATATTTGGGCATGATGTTGAATGTTCAGGAAGGTAAGATTCAACCAAAGGTAAACCAATCTGACGATTTCTCCAAGATTGCACAGAGTCTCTACTATAACCACAACATCGATCTTGATTCGGATGCAATGATCCTTGCACTTGAGAAGTTCAATATCACCAAACGTCAAATCAACTCTGCTATCAACAAGGCGAAGAAAGCAATCGAGAACGAAGAACTGAGTTTGCTAGGCCAGAAGCACATCAAGTGGAGAGAGGGTGCCAACAAGAAAAAACTTTACGAAGAGATCATTCCATCTTACCAAGACGGCAAGACATTTGTTGAAGTTATCACAAGTGGTTCTGGTGGTTCGCTTCAGACCTTCATGTCTAACTTTTTCGAGGCACACCAAGAACACGGATACACGAAGGCAGTGTGTATCGTCTATCACCCAAAAATCTCTGACCATGATCAATGGATCGGTTCGCCAAAGTATATTGCAGACCGTAACATGATAGAGTTCTTCTTTGAAAAGTCTGGTTTCGAATTCAAAGAAGTTGGTTTGAAACTGTTACAAGATCAGAAACAACAATTAACAGTTGGTTAAATTTAACCAACAGTTGGTTAAAAAAGAGGGGACGTTAAGTCCCCTTTTTATTACTCATTCCAACGATCATCGTCTTCGTCATAGTCACCATCATTATCGGTGTCACAGAAACGTTGCCACGCAATCATATCAAAAGTTAGACCTTCATGCCACGGTACATATGCTTTGCACCATTCATGAGAACCCACTACCATATCATCGGTTCCGTCTGGATCGGGAACATAATCTCTCTTGGTATGTTCTTTCTGAAGTGTAAAATACACATTACCGTTATTGTAGTTTTTCTGTGTGAACAACTTACGTTTGGCGATGTAAATTTTCTCGCCTTCGGATAGAGTGTATGTCGATCCATCATCATAATTGATTACCGTTTCAGAATGGGCAGAAAACGGAATCAACACTAGCGCTAGTATTAACCATTTCATACTACATGCTCCTTTAAGTTATGCTTCCTTTCACTAGGAGACTACCATGTCGTACCATTATTATATATGCATAAAAAAGGGGGGACTGCAGCGTCCCCCCAAAAAATGACTCTTTCGAGTTTCTTTTTATTTTTTATCTTATGTGAGGATGTTGTCCACACGGAAGATACGGTAGTACTGGTTAGATTTAGCAGCAGCCAAACCGTCAGAAGGTGTTGAACCCACATATGGGTTACTTGCCATACCGTAACGAGTCTTAAACCCGATTTTTGGTTGGAAAGTAT